ACCCATGCGCCGTTGGTAGCCTGTACCATCATCGCCGGGCGAACATACCTGAAGTAGTCGGACGGGTTGCAGATCAGGTGGAGCTCATCAACAGCTCTCTGACCAACACCGGCAGCGGTCGTGGACAGGGTCACGCAAGCATCGGCAAGACCTACCGGGGTAAGTGCCTTGATGGTAGTGAGGACCGTCTTAGCAGTAGCCGGGGCCGCAATGGTCTGCAGAATGCCGATGGGCTGGTACGCAGATGCGCCCCGACCGGACAGGAAGCCGACCTCGAGGCCGTCCTGCATAGCATCAGCAAGAATAGCGGTGAAGTAACGATCAACAAACGGCAGGGCCAGTTCCTGGATGGCCTTCGGGATAACCAGAAGCGCCCAGAGCTTGCCGAGCTCCATGTTGACGGACGTGATCGTCGCGGACAGGTCGTTGGATCTGTTCAGAGCAGAGGTGAGCTCGCCCCAGACAGCCGTCCCGGAATGGGAGGCGGTCACCCACGTTTTCACATTTGCGGGAGCAAAGTCAATGATGCTCAGGACATCGGACTTCGCCTTGATGCTGTCGAGGGTGCGGTCGATGGTTTCCACCGGGATGATGTCGATCTGATCGGCGGTGATGGCCTGACGGATGTTGCCGCTCTTCAGGGTAGCGTAGAAGGACTCTTCGTCCTTGGTCAGGGTATGCAGACCGAGGGAGCGCATGTAGTCCGCATCGGCAGCAGCCTTGCGGGCCTCTTCCTGGATCTCACTGATCATAGCTTCGTGCTGATCAGCAGCCAGAAGCTCGAGGGCCTGAGTGATCGCCTGGTTCTTGTCTTCAGTATTTTCGAAGATCGCCTGGATCTTCTCGTTCAGCTTATCGTTTTTCATGTTCGTATCTCCTTTAGAAAAATAAATTGAAGCCGGTCAGCTTCTGTTTAGGGTTGTCTTCGTCATCGGGTTCTTCCGGATCTTCGGGGTCTTCCGGATCGTCAGTCTGTTCCTGTCCACCCCTGGCTACGAGTTCGTCCAGCTTGGCATCCATGCTCTTAAGCTGCTCCATGATGTCCTCTTCGGTAACTTCGCCGGGATCGTCTTCCTGCTTAACCAGCGCCGCCATGATGGACTTAAACGCGGACTGCCTGAGTCCTTCTTCCGGCTTGCTCTGGATCTCGGTGGCAAAGCCATACTCAAGAGCCTGTTCCGGAAGGATCCAGGTCTCAGCATCCATCAGCTTGTGGATCTCATCATCAAGCAGTGCGGAACTGTTCTTGTAGGCTTCCACAGATGCCTGAGCGATAACATCGAGGTCGTCCGCCTGTTTCCTCATGTCTTCAGAGTTGCCGATCGCCACCGTCCACGGGTTGTGGATCATCAGCAGGGATGCGTCGTTCATGATCCGGCGCGTGCCAGCCATAAAGATGACCGAGGCGATGGAGCATGCGAAGCCGTCACAGATCGTGGTAACCTGCATGCCGCTGTTCTTGATCGTGTTGTAGATGGCAAGACCCTCTTTGACATCGCCGCCGTAGCTGTTGATATGTACGGTCAGGTTTTTGGCCTTGAGTCCCTGCAGAGCACGCACGATCTCAGACGCATTCCTGTTCGGATCCTTGTCGCCATGGTTCCACGGGTCAATGTCACCGAAGATGTAAAGTTCCGCGCTGTCATCCGGCGCGTCTGTCTTAAGTTCCCAATACCTCATCATGCTTTGTCTCCTTTCTCCTGATTAGGTTCAGGCGATTTGCGGGATAAGGGGCCGCTCCCAGAATCAGACGCGTCTGCAGCGCCTCCCGCATCGGCGGCGGCGTAGTTCTTCGTCAGTGCTCTTGTAGTTGTGAAATCAGTGTGCATTTCGGGGTAACCGATCAAATGGAAGATCTCATCCATCGTCCAGCCGTCCCCGCGCATCTTAGACAGCTTGTCGGCGCTGTCGATGATGTCGATATGCTTGAATCTTGCGAGGAATACCATCACGCGCTCATTCCTGTTGACATAGTCCTGCATGCCGACAAGAGAGCTTGTCAGCGCGTCATTGATGGCTTCTGCGACCGGGCTTACCGCGTATGTAATCAGCTCGTTCGTGGCGTCGGACTTTTCCGTGATGGTGCCGAAGTAGACCGCCGTCGGGATATCGAACGCACGCGCACAGGCTTCTTCCGCCGCCTTGATCGCGCTGTCGATGGACGACACCGTAGCCGTCCCGGATGAGCCCGTCAGCAGGTCGACATTGACTCCGTCCGGAAGAAGGATCGTTTCGAGCTTGTCCGACACGAGCATTGCCTTGATCTTGTCCATATACTCACGCCCGGTCAAAACCTTGCCGGTTCCATCCGGCTGCTGTTCTACCAGCCGTACGCTTGCGCCGACACGCACCGCCCACTTCGGCGTATAGGTGAGCTTATAGACCGCATTCGCGACAGATACCGCGTGGTCGTACAGCTCTGCGACCTTCTGGAAGTAGTGCATCCTGTCCGCACTCATCGGAAGCCTGATGTGGATGACCTGATCAGCGCGGAATCGCTTGTTGATCGGGTAAGTCTTCCCACCGGCGGTGACCACTACCTGTGAGTACTCACGCGCCTTGATGACGTCATCCGACTCCGTCCATGACTCAGCCAGGTAATACATGTCTTTGATCGGAACGATCAGGGCCTGCTGGTTCAGCAGAAGCTCTAAGGTCACACGCGCCCAGAACTCCGTCCCGCGTTCATTGTCGTTCGGCGAAATGTTGAGCCGGTAATAGTTGTGATCATACCTGGGGCCGTTCTGTCCCTGAATAACGATCTCGCTCTTTGCGATCGCGTTTCCGATAATGCCGATACACTTGTGGAGTGCGAACTTGCTCGCGTTGAGCTTTGCGAGGTCTTCTTCCAGAATCTGCATGTAGCTGACCAGCTGACCGTCGCCCCTCTGGAATAGCCAATCAAAAAATCCCATTGCTTTTACCTCTTAGATGTAGAATGTCTTGACGTCCAGCACGTCCTTGCAGTACATGGCGACGTTGAAGGCCATGAACCCGTCGGTCTTCCTCAGTTTCGGCTCGATCTTGCCGAACTGTTTATTGCCGAACTTATCTGTCAGTACCGCCACGTTGTTTGTGTACCACCTCATGATGGCTGACTGCCCGTAATTGATGCGGCCTTCAGCGAAGCACTGTTCGATGTATGGCGCAATGATCGCCGTAGCGGAGCCGAGCCGCCGGATAAGCCTGATCGTGCCGTTCGGATCGTTGCGGTCTTCCACGGTCAGGCCGTTGTCCGTGAACGCCTTCTTGAACAGCGAATAGCGCCACGTATCCAGCGCGATCTTCTGGACGATATACTTTGCGCAGAACTCCCTCAGCACGTACTCCACGATCCGTTCCGGCGGGATCACCGGCGCGTCCACGACCTCAAAGTCCTTGAACCCGTCCTGACCGATGTTGCTGATCGGGAACTTGATGCTGTCAAAGAACGGTGACCGGCTGTTGATCCACGTATGCTGTCTCCAGATGAATTCGTCGTCGTCGGTCTTCGTCAGGATCCCGGCGGACGCGAAGTCCCTGATGTCCGCGTAGTCGATGCCAACCACGGCGAAGCCACCCGTCGTATCCGGAACCGGGCGCGGGATCTTGCGTTCGATATCCGAATAGCAGCATCTCAGGATGTTTTCCCACGAGGTGACCGTCGCTTCTTCGCGCTGTGACGGAAGGTTCATGCGCTTCGTCAGGAACTCAGGGCGCTTAGATGGTAGCTTCTGCATCTCGAGGTATTCCATCTTGATCTCATGCGCCAGGAGCGGCATATACTCCAGCGACGGGTTCGCCTTGTGCCATGCCTCCTGATCGTCGACTTCCGTCTCTTTGTCTATCTTGCAGATGAACGGGAACCATTGCAGTTCGTTCTCGCCGGTGCGCAAGATGTCGCCGCAGAGCGACAACCCGTCATCCAGCGGCCCCTCACGGACATATCCCTGCGTCGTGATCACGAATTCGCGCGGGTGCTGTATCTTGCCCTGCGCCGACTCGAACACGTTGATCAGCGTGTAGTTCTCGTAGGCGTGGAGCTCATTCATCACGAGGCACCCTATCCGCTTGCCGTCCTTGGTTCCTGCGCCGCTCGTGTTGTACTTCATCTCAGCGCCGGTCGACAGGTTCGTGATCAGCTCCCGCGTCCAGTGAAATTTGCCCCGGAACTTCTGCCGGTGCTCTTCAAGCATGTTCCAGCAGACATTGAACGTGTCCTTCGCTTGGTCTTCCGAATTCGCCACGATCGCCACGTGGTAATTCTTGATGCCGTACAGAGGTGTCTGCAGGAAGTTGGCAAGCGGAACAATAAACCCGTCCTTGCCGTTGCCCCTGCCCATCATGATGAAGAACTTCCGAAACAGCGGGAAGGTCTTCGTGCTGTCCGTGTACATGAACACGAACGCATAGATGAACTTCTGGAACGGGAAGAGCGGGTAATAGTTGCTTTCACAGTATCTGATGCAGTTTTGAAAGGTTTCTTCGTCAAAAAAAACATCGTCCCGTTTGAGTAACGGCTTGACGATGTTCCTGATCAGGAGCTTGCGGTCCTTATTTATCCACGCTGGGTGGTCTTCTGCATACTGGATGTAGTCATCGATTTCCTTACAGATAATCATTGTTGCCTGACAGCTTCACAGGTTCCTGCAGCTTCAGCGTCTGCAGGATCTTGAGCATCTCGATATGCTCTTTTCTGATTGCCTCGAGGCTCTCATTATCTTTGATGACCTCGAAGCCCTTCGTGTTGAAGCTCGATACCTTGACGCCCCTTCTCTCTACATCCTTCTGCAGATCCTGCGATGCCTTCCAATGCCACATGTACCTTTCAACCAGATCGAGCGTGTAGGGCGTTTCCTTGCCCTGCTGCCGAAGCTGATCAATCAGCGACTGCCTGATATCATGTTCCGTCACTTCTACCACCTCTCATTGCTCTCGAATACGCTTACCCTTCTGAACGGCAGCCTGGAAGATATGAGCCGGTCATATAACCGGTCATTAGCCGCTTCCACGCTTGCCAGATTTTGAATGTCCCTGAGCCTCCCGCGCTTCAGGATGTTCTTCTTGCAGACCGCCGGGGGAGTGTCCACCCACACGTAGACGACCGGCATGTCCCGGAAGGCCACCTCTTCGTCCTGCGTCGGATAGCAGGTGATATGCGCCACGTCATGCCCTGCCTCAACCAGGTCAAGCGTCTTCCGGATCTGATCGGCCTTCTGCCAGCCTGGCACTGCGTCCAGATCCGTGAAGGTTTCGAAGTGACGCGCCGCCCAGGTGCTCTTTCCCGCGCCGATCAGGCCGCAAATGATAGTAATTGTATGCATAATTCAGAAAATTCCCATGTACGGCGGTTTTTATCCTCAGATCTAAGAACCTTCGCCGCGCTTTCCTTCCGGTCAAATTTTCCGAGAATTCGACCGGGGGTATCACCATTTTTCTTCTGTGAGGAGCGGTTTCTTCCTCGAGTATCGATACAGCTTGAAGTCTTCCACGCTTCGTCCATGGACTTCGTCGTGGCACCTGTGGCAAAGGCTGACCAGGTTGTCGTCATCATATGCCAGGTCCGGATAATCTTTAACCTCGAGTATATGGTGGACACATACCGCCCGCCTCACCCGTCTGTATCCTGACTGCAATATCTCCCCGGTCTCAGCTGCCTTCCGGATCCGCGCAAGACACCGCTGACATTCCCAGTGGTCGCGCTTCAATATCTCCTGTCGTTTCTTTCGCCACCTTTTGCAGTTGTAATATTTGTATGCTTCTTCGTCAGTCATTGCTTAAATAAAATGGCGGGACCTCGTCAGCCCCGCCCGGTGAATTTTTATAGCGGCTTACGCCTGCCGCTTATGCAGAAAGGAGGTTTGAAGTAGGCAGCCCGGCTAAGGCCATGAACCACAAGCAAAGCGGCAGGGCGGGAGCTGGGGAGGCGCGGGAGCATCAGCCCGCTTTTGTTCCCACCTTGCCACGCTATCATGGTAACACCGAAAAATTGCCCCGGTGTTGCAACCTAAATGAAATTTAGTTTTTCCGCCACGGTGTAGACAAACTTGCTTTTCCATCTGCCGTATGTCGTGCGGTCTGCATCGATGGGATATGGTTCGCGATACATTACGCTTGCCCACACACCGGGCCGGTATTCTTCGGGCACCATGTCCCGCGCCGTCTCGATGGCAAGGATGACGCGCCCGATGTGCTCGAGCTTCACGGCTTTCTGGAATGTCGGATCAGATGTGCCGCCCTTTCCGTGTGGCATCCCGTCCGATGGGCCCGGGCTCTCTTCGGCAACCGCATCATACATATCCTTGAGCCGGTGGTAGTCACGGATCTGCCAGAGGGTTTGAAGATAGACTTCGCGTGGTAGCGTGTACTTTCCTCTCTTCCTCTGGTAGTCCCTCATCGTGGTCACTCCTTCTTGGCTTCCTGCAGTCTCTCTATCCATCGCTGTCTCTTCTCCCACATCAGGCTGAGGTCGGACTGGAGCCCGGCTACCTCTGCGCATGTGAGCACGTCCGAAAACTCACCCTTGCATTTCTCCCATGCCTCTTCCATCGTGACCGGCGTTGGGTTCTGCCCGCGAAGTGCCCGCGCGTATTTCAGCAGAGCGTGCGCAAGCTCCACGCATTCCTCTGCGAGCTGTTCGACCGCTGCCGGTCTGCCGATGATATCTCTGATCTGTTGGTTCGTCATGATACCTTCTCCCTTTCCGACGGGTTCCTGACCTCGTGCCCGTTCGCCCATCTGATACCAAGTTTCATGCCAAGGCGTTTCTCAATTCCCTGTCTGAGCTCCGTCCAGTTAATGCAATCGTCCTGCAGGTACTCGGCCGCCTGGTTAAATGCAGCCTTGAAGCGGTTCGCCCGGATCCTGCCGAACCCGAAGGTATCGTGCAGGACCGCGAGCGTCATGATCAGGACGGTGTCCAGGCAGTTCTCGCGGACAGCTTTGCAGAAACGGTTTTCGTCCGCCTTGCTGAGTGCCAGCGGGATAGAGCCCGCGCCGCGCCGTTTGATTTCCTTCTTCAGCCCCTCGACATCGTTGTCGTGTTCGTCGAGGTAGCGGAGACAAAAGGCCATGCCCTCCATGCGCCACCTCTCTTCCTTAGTCATCGCGTAACCTCCTTAACTTAACAACTTGAGCACAAACATTACGATTGCGAATGCGACCATCACGGGCCAGAACAGAATGGACAGTATCGCAAGCGCAAGCGCGGCGCCTTCCTCGATATTATCCTTGAGAGTCGCGAAGACTAAGGCAAACACGCATCCGATGGTAAAATAGATCACGAGGAAGATGAATGCTCTAATCATCGGCGTCCTCCTTGTAAACCGGCGGCAACTCCATCCACGCAAGCACCTTCCCGAAGTTTCCGTTCCCGCTCCACTCATCGAAGGTCGGGTT